TTCTTTACGCTTGAAGCCCACGCGGTTGACGCGGCCACCGGTTTCACTGACGACCGGGAGCTTGCCGGTAATGGTGCCCACGTCTTTGCTGGAACCATATAGGTTACCGTTGGCAATGACCGCACCGGTGGCGTCGATACCCTGGTCGTTGATGTTGGCGTCATCGAGCAGCGGCAGGTAGTGGTAACGCTTGATGGTTTTGCCCATGTGCTTAGGCATCGCCGTCACGTCGGCTAACTGCGTGAAGTACTGCTCTTTACGGGCCTCGATCAGCGCCTTCTTCTGGTAGTAGAAGTCATTGAACTGATTACCGATGGAAGAGGGGGTACCCTCGGCCGGACTGCGGTACTGCTGCTGGTTCGTATTGGCTGGTGTAGGCATAGCGCCTCCTTACTAGATAGGTAAACCGGATAATTTTTCGAACTCGTCATCCGATAGCGACAGCGGGTTAAAGTCCGCAGGCGGTGCGCTATTAGGTACGGAGCGAGTCGTGGGGCTTGCTGCACGACGCTGTTGGTTGCGTTTCTGGTCAGCAGCGGCAGCCGGTTTGGTCGCGGTCTTGATCACGGTTTGCGGTTGCCCCTGAGCAGCGGGCGCTTGTACGGGCGCCTTAATCAGATGGTTAAACCCACCCCGAGCTTCAATCGCATCCCCTACCTGGCGATACGCTTCTAAGTCAGAGACACCGGCTAGGCGACCCAGCATTCGCTCACGTTCCATCTCAGCGCTGATCAGGTCATACACGCCACTTTCGATGTGACTGTTGAGTACTTTCAGAATCTGAGGGGATTCGTAAGCAGCCTGCTTACTAGCCATGTCCCACTTACCGGAGACGATTCCCAGCATCTTGGAATAACTCGGCGTGTCCTTGAGTTCGTCAAGCACCAAGTCCAATTCCACAGCACGGTCGTCAACGGTGTGGTTCGTTGGTTTGTAATCGCTGTTGCCGTTGAGGTCTAAGTCCAGCGGATCGACTCCACTGTCCTTGATGAATTTCTTGATCGCCTCTGGATTCTTCTTCTCCAGGTCGATGTAGAAATTCAGCTTTTCTTCACTCAGGAGCTGGTTGTTCTCCAGCATCTTGAGCAGTTTGAGGTTCGGTTTGAGGGCGGCCATCTTCTTGGCGTAGTTGGCACCCATCTGCATCAGTTGGATGGCGTCGTCGACGTTATCAACTTTGATCTGCTTTCCGTTGGCGTTGAACGGCGCGAGAATCTTGTCGTACGCCGCCTTGTAGTCCACGTCATCACTGGACTCAGGTGCTGTTGGCTCAGGATCTGCCGCAGCAGCTTCTTCGTCAGCCGGCGCAGCCGCAGGATCGGCAGGATCTTCTTCCACGGTGGGATCAACCGGGTCATCGGTTGGCTCTTCCACCGGATCAGCACCCTGGTCATCCACGACAGGATCAACAGGATCAGTAGGTTCATCATCGACAGACTCCTCAACGGCAGATGCCCCCTCAACGGGGGCACCTACGGTTTCCTGCTCAAAGGCAGAGAAGTCCAGTTCATTGATTTGCTCGTCCGACATCTCGGCAAGCTGGTCTTCGGTGACCGGAGCGCTCGGCTCTATGGGCAGGGTGGACATTACTCAGCGTCCTCTTGAAGCAGGGCGTCACGCTCTTCTTCATCGGCTTCGATGGCCTTCTCCGCTAACATGGCGTTGTGCTCCATAGTGCGGAAATATTGCAATAATGCAGCAATGCCATCCATGCCTTGGGTCAGTAGTTTGATGGAGGCTTCATCCTGCAGATCAGGGTTGGAGCGGGCATGAACCAGACGTACGGCTTCTTGGTTCAGGTAGCCATCAATAATGACCTCTTTAAAGTCGCGATCTGCTGACAGACGTTGAAGTGCCTTACCTCGGTTGACCATTGCCTTAGCTTGTTGGATGTTCAACTCGATTGCTTCAATCTGTTCTTGAGTTTGCTGAGTCATCGTTAAGGTTCCACAGTTGTTTAAAGTAAGGGTTAAGAACTAAGTGTTTCGGACATTAATATAGTTATGCAGCCTTCGCACTTTTTTCTAACCGCTTTTTCATTTTTTCTTTACGCTCATCCTGTAGTTGGAATTGTCGATCTATCAGTTTAAGCGTTGCTTGACTCTTCGCCTGTTCGCCTACCTTTTGCAGTTCCCGTTCTTGAGTCACACCAGACTCTTGTTCTACAAAGTCGAGAGACTTCTTATCGGTATCCGCCTGTAGGTTTTGTGCTTTAGCAGAACGCTGTTGAGCATCGGCACCTGTTTGCTGAATCTTGGCGTAGTTCAACTGGATCTCGGACTTGAGTTTCTCAAGTTCCAGCATCTGCATCTCTTGAGCCACAGGATCAGGTTGCGGTTCATACTCTTCTAAGCGTTTGGCTAAGTCCGGCATTTTCCGTAAGCGGGCAATATCGGCCATGATCATAAAGGTGATCTTGGGGTCGGTATTCGGGCCAACGGTTTGCAGCATAAAGGCCAACTCTTGGGCTTTAGCGTTATCTTCCTCTTGGGTCGATACGGTGAGCCGCAGGTCGATGTTGCCTTGTAGGTCATCCCGGCGAATCGGTACGAACTTCTCATTGGTGACCCGGACGATTTCCTCTTCATCAAGGAAGGCCTGGTTCATGGCAATGATCTTGCGGCCGATCTTCACTAGGCCATTGGTGAGGCGGCGCAGAATGTCCAACTCACGCTTGGAACTAGCGTCCATGGCACCACGGGCACCAGTGGCAGAGCTACCTAGAGAGTCCCCGGTGATGCCGTTGTTGAAGGCTTTAACGCCGGTCAGGGATTCCGCCTCAGCGCCTTGCATTTGCAGCATGAACTGGGCCGATACCGGGATTTCCGGGTAGGTGTGAGCATAGACACCCTGGCGGGGATCGACTCCCTGGTTAAACTCGTAGTCCTCACCCTTCTCAAACCGGCGCTTGTTGGTGAGATCGAGCATATCTTTACGCATACCCGTCTGGCCATTGGCTGATTTCCCCATCAGATCCAGCATACCGCGTGTCACGGCACCCATGATCTTCTGGTTATCCTCCAGCAGCTCGCCGTCAGGTTCGCCGTACACACTCCGCTTGATCGGCAGGTACGGCACCACGACAAACGGCGGTTTTTTGTCCGGGAAGGGGTTTTCTTCCAGGCGAATCAGGGTGTTCCCAACCCAAGTAGCGACAATAGGCTTAACAAGGTTATTACCATCAATATCCCAATATCCCCAGTATTCATGAACGGTAAACTTTTTACGGGCTTGATCAGACGGGTTGTAACTCGTCGTGTTGTCCGGGCCGTCATCTGGCTCTCCGAGGATGCTGCTGTTGTCGGTGTCGATTTGATCCAGGTTTTGGTATCGGCCATCTTTGGTCAACTCCCCTAATGAGGAATGAAACGAGTGGATAATGAAATTTGCCTTGTCCAGCTTGCCTTTACAGGTGGGGTCAATCAGCACATCACGGATATCGCAGACCTCAACGGTCGGGTGGTTCTTGACCGTGCGGGTTAGCTCCTGCTCTTCGTAATCCAGGATGCGGACGGCATACGGTATGCCGTTCTCTTTGTAGAGTTTATGGGCTTCCCGTAACTCTTCATCGACTTCGAACTGGTACCCGGCAGGGTTCTCCTGCTCTAAAGCATCCATCTCTTGCATCATCGGCAGTAGGGTAGGGTCAGGGGTGAACTCAAGCACCGGAACCATCTCAAGGTATTTCTCTTCCTCGAACTCCCAGCCCAGTTTGACCACCACCGTTCCTTCATCCACGACTGCCCGGACGTACTCATCCACGAACAGCACTTTGTCGATGATGGTACTGAACTGGTAGTTAATGAGTAGGGCGTTCTGAATGGCAGAGAGTTTGTCTTCCCACGTTCTTGGTTCCACCGTAAACATATCGGGGGTACTTAAGAACGGGTAACTCAGGGAAGGGTAACGCCACTCTGCTTGTTTACGGATCAACTTCGGTACGACTCTGGATTGCCCTTTTCCTACTTTAGGAACAGCCGCTCCGGTAATCCGTAAGTTGTCTTGCCATGTATTTACTTTCGTAATGTGACTGTCGTGATTTGACCGAGCATCGGTGAAGTCGCGCTTCAAGTCCATTAGCGAAGGTTCTTTTTTCCAGTCCGTCATTTTTTTGGCGACGGGTTCATTAATTGGGGTATCTTCCATCTAAGTTACCTCGGACTTTGGGTTTCGCCCATCTTAATCAAACCATCTAGGACTCGCTTTAAAATGAACTTTCAACCCAAGCACAAGAACTTCAAGGCACCCACTAAAGGCACATCAGGTGCTGGCGCCTATGACCTCTACATGCCTGAGGATGGCTACATCGAAGACTTCGCCGGGCCT